TTTTCTTAAAAGGGAAGATGTCTATCCATCCCGTCCTGCATGAATGCAAGACTACTTGGTAGACCGAATTAGTACTGGCCCGCTCTGCGTTTGGCAAAGGAGATTATCCTTTGGCAGGCTCGGGCGTGTTAGTTTAAATTCATTACCACATCGGTACTCCATCATAAGAACCTTTTTTAGGCTCTTGTGGGGGTTTCGGTGCAGGAGGATTTAATCCGTATGTTTTATCGATATTTCGATAATTCATTTCTGATCTAATATGTGTCAATACTTGTGATCCCAGGTTCATTTCAGGCATGGAGGATAGTCGTTCTTTTATTACATGTTGCTCAATTTTTGAAACTGTAAGTTTCGCTAATTTTGCATATGTAGATGAAAGACGAACTTTCGCTCTCTTTTCAAAAACATCTGATGAAGGTAAAGCAATTGCTTTAATCTCATCTCTGATTGATTCTAGTTTTCTAGATCTACTCTGAACCAAGATGTTATTTCTTAGTGCCTCCATAATTGGATGGCGCGAAAGATAATAGATAGGGGACGTTAGTATATCTGCTTGATCAGCTAATCCTATTGCTGCTTGTTCAACAAGCGATGGCTTAGTAATTAGGTCATTTGCATAGTTGATATATTCAGCATTTACTTTTCTAAGAGTATCATCGAGTGCTAGATACACATAATTATTAATTTCAATTTCAGGAAACTGAAGTTGACCTTCATAATTTGGGTATAAAGCTTTAACACGTTCAATAAAGGGAGTAACCTCCCCTCGAAGGAATTTGTTAAATGAATGGAGAAGTAGAACTCTTGATTTTATATTAAGAGCCTGTTTCTCTTTCATCCCGGTAATTCTCATTAAAGTATAGATCATCTCCGGTATCGATATTAATCCTAAAGGATAATACTTTCTCTCATATACTAATTCATATACCATTTGGTAAACCAAATGATATTTGTTATAGTTATCTATGAGACCTCTTAATTGGATACCAGTCACTTCGACACCAGAAATAAAAATTCGTTTCGCAAATTCATACATATTTGAAGATATGTTAGATTTCGGAATGGAAATTTCTACTTCTAATTCTTTCATAAATCGTTGGTATTCTTTTGCAACTTCATCATGATAGATTACTATATCATCACCAAGGATTTGATAATAATATTTATCTAAATCTAATTGGAAATGAATATATTGTAATACTAAAT